CGATGTTGGCAGCAGCAACAAGAATGCTGACGTTAGCGGCCAAGGTGAGCTGACCTTGGGCATTGACAGTGTACGTCGGTACTTGCGTGGCTGAGCCGTACGCACCAGCACTTACTGCGGTGTTAGCGATGGCTACCGTGCCCGTGGAGGTAATGGGCCCTCCTGTCAAGCCTGTGCCAGTAGCAACAGAGGTAACAGTGCCAGTACCAGCATCCACCGATTTCACCATGTTGACGCCGTCACCATTGATGATTGACCTGGTGCCCTGGGTCACCACCACCCCGGTCCCCGCTACTGTCTTAAAGGTAACAGTGAAGGCACCAGAGGTATTGTTGTAGATGTACCAGCGGCCTGTGGCAGGAAAGCTGACGCTAATGTTTCCTGTCAAGACACCGGTAAAGATGATCGAGTCATAGTTAGACTCAGCAGAAGTTAAGGTGACGTTGGTGTTTCCAGCAATAGACTTTGACAGCACGTCAAACACGTTCGTCAGCTCCCTGGTCCTGCTAAGGATCAAGAATTGAGAGGAGCTAGCCACGATAATGGCCGCCTCATTTTGCCCAAGCGAGAGGGAGCTAGCGCCATCAATGTTTTGAGGCCCAGAGACGGTGAGCGTGCCAGAGCCGAAGTTTTTGATGTACACGTGCCAGCCGCCTGTGAGCACAGACACGTCAGACAGTGTAAAGGTTCCAGAACCTCCGGTCCACACAATTGACTGGGCCCGATCACTAGCTGTCAAAGTGTAGTTAGCATTCTTGGTGGAGACTGGGATGGACTGGTTTAAGATACCGCTGATGGCAATCAAGCCAAGGCCTGCTAAGGCTGAGGCATCTGCTGAGCTCGTGCCAGTGCCAAAGGTAAATACGCCCCAAGTGCCAGCTGCTGTGTCTGAGTTGGTCACATAGATATATTTAACTGCACCAGCCGCGATGGTGGCAATGGCGTTTCCACTAAAGTCTACCACGTCAAAGCTGTTGACTCCAACATTCCTCAACACCGTCACAGACCCTGCGCCAACCTGGTTGGCTGGGGGCATCTTTAAGGTATAGCCGGACGAAGCGCACGTCACCTCAGTGAGCACTGCCACAGTGGTGTTGGACCCGTCATCATACTCAGGCCATGAAAACTGGTACGGCGTCGATGACACCGTCAAGGCTCGGTAGCTAAGAGAGCTTGGAGAGACTGGCTCTCCTCCAAAGCGGTCTGTATAATTTGTCATTTGCCTTTTGTCCTATCTATTTGAGCGTCTTCTAGGTTATCAAGGGCCTCGGCCTCGATGCCGTCCACCGCCTGCTTATAAAACTGCTGCCAAGTCGGGATCCGGTCATCATTCTTCAAGTATGGAATTGCTTGAAGCAAACTTCCAAACAGCAAGGCATCTGGTGTCCGCTGCGTAAAATAGTTGGTCTGAACCTCACTAGAAAGGGGTGTTGGCTTTTCGTAGTACACCAGCTCAAATGGGTAGTCTTGAGCCGGGGTGGGTGCCAAGAAGTAGTGATCGTAGTCATAATTGCTGTAGTATAATGGTTCATCGTACTGAGAGGAGTCAGGCCAGTAATCACGGCAAGCCTCGTACCCACGAGGCAGCAGCTGCACCACTGTGTTTTCAGGTAGGGTGACATAACCAGAGGTGTCAGCTGTTTGAGCTTCGGTCAATGAGCCTAGAGAGTAGGTGATGCTTAATGGCGTTGTGGAGGTCACCGTCAAGGCTGTGCCATTATATGTGGTGGAGGCCACATCTCTTACGTCCACCTGGTCTCCCACTGAAAAAGGGTGAGGCGTCGTAAAATACAGGGTGCGGACGCCGGCGGCTGAAGACCTTGACGCTGTGGTCATGTGGGCCCCGACACCATAATTGAGGCTGACAGTGCTGCGCCAGCCAGCAGGCTTGTCAAGCACCGGGTTTTGCTTTGTCATGGTTCCTACAACCACCCTCTTGATGCCAAGATGTTTTGGCAAACGGCAGAGGGTGAGCTCAGCTAAGCTAATAAACCATGGAATGCGAGCAAGTGTAGTGTCATCATACTTGGCTAAGTACGCTTGGATCTGCTCTTGCAATAAGTCGTATGTAAGGTCTGCCATGTTTCAATCTCAGTTATACACAATGAAGCCAACCTTAGTTTCAGCTGTTGGTGCTTCGTTCGGGTATAGTGTAAAGGAGCCTGCTGCCACTACCACCTGACACGACGTCATTGTGGTATCATTCGTCATCACCGTCACCAGCACGATGCTGCTGGTTGTCACAAAGCTGTTGGTGACCACAAGTGAGGTGGCGGCAGCCGCAAAGTTGACTGAACCAGCTGGCTTGTTGATGGTTTGTGCTCCAGTGGTGCCAGCCGCTGTAAGGGTGGCGTCAAGCACAGTCTTCCCAATCTGCCGTACGTTAGCCCCAAAGTAACAAGCCCAGGTGCGCGTGATGGTGGCGTTGGTACCAGCGGCTGGGGCCGCGGTCACTGCAAACCCATAGGCATCAGTTATCACGCCACCAGCCGCTGAAAAAGAGTGCGTAGAAGGCGTGACCACAAAGTCTCTTTGTGTGGTGATCGCCGTGTTGGAGTTATGCTGCCTTGTTTGGCCCATGTCAAAAAAGACGCTGATAGACTCTGAGCCGGCAGTTAGGCCTGTGTCAGCGGCTCCAGTGTATAAAAAGTGCGTGTTGGAAGCCGTGGTTGTAGAGCCTGGAGTAAAGGTAAGGGTTGAGGAAGTGCAGCGCACCCTGTTTGTCGCAGCAGTGCGCAGTGCCACCACACCATTTGTGCTTGAAGTGTCAAGGCTCAGCTGACCAGTGCCTTTCCCTCTGATGATCATTCCCTCATCTGTGCCAGATGAGGAGGTTTGCAAGATGACGGTGCCGCCGGCAGCTGCTGAAGTAATAGTCACCCCAGTGGCAGCAGAGGCAGTGGAGCAATCTACCTGCAAGGCTGGGTTAGTTGTTCCGTTGGGGCCAACCGCCAAGGCTGTGGCGCTGGCTGAGGTAAGGGTGATAGGTCCTGTAGCTAATGACGTCACGCCTGCCACGTTATTTGAGCCGTCCACAGTGACACCACTATTTTGAATAAGCTTGCCTGTGGTCCCGTTAAACCTAGCTAAGGCAGTGTTTGTGGAAGAAGCTGGACCCACCACATCTCCAGATGAGCCGGCTGGTGTGCTATAGGCTCCAGTGCCGTCTAAAAATTGTGTGGAGGAACCTGCTGTGGTGAGGGTGACGCCGTTGACGCTCTTATTGGTCAGGGCCTCAGCTCCAGCTAGTGTGGAGAGAGTGCCTGTGGTGGGGAGGGTGACGTTGGTGGCTCCCGACACTGTCAAGGTGGTGGCAAAGGCGCCAGAGGTGGCGAAGTTGCCACCCAAGGTGATGGTCTTTCCAGCATTGTTGATCCCAGTGCCTCCGTACTGGCCCGCCACAACGCCTGCATTCCAAGTGCCTGTGGTGATGGTCCCAAGCGTGGCGATGGTCGCCTGGCCGGCATACGTTGAAGCGATGTCCACCACTGGGTTGGTGCTGCCATTAGTGACGGTGATGCGGTCAGTGGTGCCTGACGTTGTTTGACCGCCGCCACCTCCGCCGCCAACCACAGCAACTGAAGAGACTCCCGTGATCCTACCCTTGCTATCATACGTAAGCACTGGGATCTGGGTGCCTGTGTTTACGGTGGTGCCAGCTGACACAGTGGTGGTGAGTGAGGGTGAGATGGAACCTCCACCTGAGGTGAGGGTGATATCTGAGCTGCCTTGTAGCTGCAAGGCGTTGCCTAAGCTTGAGGCACCCCAGGTGACAAACGGAAGGGCTGCAATAGACGGGCCTGCCGCGATGGCGGCTGTGGTGGTCTTTCTGGTTTGTCCAGCCTGCACTACAGGCACGAGCTCAGCCCCAGTCAGGGCTGAGGCGTCTGGCAGAGCCGAGATCGGCTCTTGCGAATTTAAAAATGACCCATATCCAAGTACCACGTTATGCCTCTAAAATATCTCCATCCTCTGTCATTAAGACAGTGGGCTGGTTTTCCACTTGCAAGCCCTGCTGTTGCAGGACCACCGTTGTTAAGGGCCTAGCGTTAATCACAGCCAGGTCGGTGTCTAGGTTTTGCTGATACGGCAGCAGTGCGATGAACGGATCCAAAAGGTCAAAGCATGTGTCACACACCAGCAGGTTTTTATAGTTTGTATCAGGCTTTAAGTCACCATGCCGAAAGGTCCGTTGACAGCGGTCACATTTGCCTAGTGGCGTATCCCGACGAGAAAATCTCATGCTGTGTAAGGTCCTATATTAGGCACAAGCCGCATGGGAGACTTATCTCCCTCCTCGGCCAACGCCTCTCTCAAGGTGTTTTCAGCCTCAGTCTTGATCATTGTGTAGCGCGAGATGTCTGCTCCTGGCAGCACAGGCAAAAGCCGCAATGCTAGGTTGTTGAGAAGCGCTAGATACCACCTTTCTGGGGCCTCGATCTCGTCTGATAGATTTTCAGTGTCTTGGATGGCCCTGTAGGTCCACGCCACTAACTGATCCATCATGAAGGTGGGGATGGGCCACACAACTAGCTGCGGCTCCGTCTGGCGCTTGTCATACCAAAAGGTGGTAGGTTGGCGCTGGTGCTGACTCTTTAAATTCAGGTTTGAGTAGCTGTCCAGGTTTTCAGCCTGGATCTTTATTTCAGACTGAGGAATGCCAAACAGTAGCTGGATTAGGTCCAACGTGGAGTTCCCCGTCTCTTCTACCTTAATATACCGCGCCTCTCTGGGAAGGGGAATATCAAAAGACACCCACTGGCGGTCAGGGAAGCTTAAATTTCTTTCGGTCTCTAAGATAGTGGTCCAGGTGACGTTGTCGTCGGACACTGACCATCTCAGCGTATAGTACTGCTGGCCATGCGCCATCATGCCCACAGTGAAGACGGTGATGGCGCTTTGAAAATCATACGACACAGAGCCATTGGGTCCAGTCTGAGTGAAAAAAGTGTTTAGGTCATTGTCCACGAGGTTGGCGTTGACGCCGCCCGCTGAGGAGGTGAACAAGGCTGGGGTGTTGGCAAAAGCGCTGTACCGATAAGACACGTTCAGGTAGTCAATCGTAGATGAGGGGAGGGCATAGTTATTTTGCCCTGGTACCAAGCCAATGATATTCTTTTCGATCGTCCAGAGGGTGATCCCCTTGTTCGCTACGTGGAGCAGCAGCATCTTGAAGATCTGCCTAGCCGTCCTAGTGACATCGGGGGTAATGGCAACAGACTTGATCCCGCACATCTTCATGGCGGCCTCAATAAAATCCTGCGTAGTAATTTTTGAAGTGATAGTCATTCTCACGTCCTATATTACGGCCAAGGGGTGATCACTGTGCCAGTGTAGTCACCTTTAGTGGTGGTGTCTGTATATCCACCCATGTTGTAGATAACGCCTCGATAGAGGCCGGTGCCCAGCACTCCTGCACGGCCGTAGTTGTCTCCAGCCGCTGAGTCATTTTCCATCCAGATAACGCTGGGGGTAAGATTGTCGATGTCGTTGTTTTGACCTGACTGAAAGATGGACTGTTGAGCAGCAGAGGCGGCAGACGCTAACGACGCGCTGCCATACGAGCCTAAGATGATGGCATTTGCGCCAAGCACAAAGGCGTACAACGGACCATAGCACCGATCGGCACTGCAACTTAAAATGATGGCGTTTGAGGCATAGTGGCCTGTAAAAGCATTGATGTTGGTGCCACCAGTTGACCCACAATCCCATACCTTGATGTTTTCAAATAAACCGTTTGGTGGCGCCACCTGAGTAGCGGTGTTTCCCATTGAAAGAGAGCACGCGTCGGCTTGCGTAAAGTTTGAAAAGCTACACTGCTTAATGTAATTATTTTTTGTGCCTTGCACCCTGACAGGGGACATGCTAGACTCCACTGAGAAGCCGTTGTAGCATTGATACATGTAGAAGGTGTTGTTGTTAGCAGCGGCGTGTTCAGTGCGGCCAAAACGACGGCCAAACAGATTGCAGCCCTCATAGCCAAAGACCTGGTTGCTGCCAAAGGTAAACCACATCCAACCTTCTGTAGGCAGCACCTTGACGCTTGCATCAGGGGCCCTGTTGTTGAAGGTGTGGACATAAAGGCTGGTCCCTGTATAAAAATATGAGCCGGGCAAAGCTTGGCAAGCGGCAATTGAGGCCACAGAAGTCAAGGGCACAGGAACAAGGGTGGCACCGTCTGCAAGATAACGGCCTGGCTGGCCTGGTGCAGCTAGGTCCACGGCCATCTCAAAAGTGGCTGCTGTGGTCAGATAGACGTCCGTGTTTGGGCTAGATTCCTGAGCCCATCCTAGACCATTGTAGGCCCTGGACAAGGTGACGGTACCTGGGCCGTCTGCCGCCACAAAGGCAACGTTGACTCCATTAGGTGTGTAGCTTGCGGCAGTAAATACATCAGCCTGGTCCCAAAAACCAGAGCGGATCATATAGACGTTAGTGCCTACAGACAAGCCTTTTTGCAACGTGCGGTATGGATTACCAGACGAGCCGTCACCTGTCGTATCGTTTCCGGTCTTGGAAAAGTAGTTGACGGTACCTGTTGGGCGCGTGCCAGAGCTTACTGGGGTCCAGTCAGTTAAGTAGGTTGTGCCGCTGCGGTAGATGTTAAAAGAAGGCGCCCACCTAGCTAAAAAGGGAGATGGCACGGCCCACAAGCTGCCTGCCACAGCTGGGTTTGTTTGAACCAGTTGCGCCACATTCTGTCGGATCAATTGGTCCAGATTTGAAACCATCTTACCCCACGGTGATGATGGTGGCTGGTCCCGTAGTTCCTGTCTTAGTGATCCGTACACCAGCCAGAGGCCCGATTAAGACAAGGTTAAAGTTTGCCGTAAAAGGTGAGCCATTCACTGGCACGTAGTTAGTGACAAGAGTATCGGTAGCGGCCCCCGTAGCAGGGTCATAGGCATAGCCAGTCGCAATTGACTCAACCGCGAAGGAGTCTCCAGCAGTGATGGTGCCTTGCACTAGGTGCGAGGCACGCTCATCAAACCGATAATTCCAGTTCACAGTTCTGGCTCCAGCAGTGGAGTCATTGTTCCAGATGGCCAAGCCACTTGCGACTGAGTTTGTCATGTGTTAGTACCCTACAAGGTCAACTGATAGGCCAGACACCATCTGTGCTGTCAACGGCATTAAACCGAGCACCAGCACCCTAGAGCCGTTTGAAGCTGAGGATGGCGTGTATGTGCCGCGGTTGTCAGCGTTAGCTGTCGTGGTTCCAGCCACAAAGGTACCGGCGTCACGGGCCAACGTCGAGGCCCAGCTGATGGAGGCTAGCTGGCCTGGGTTGGTCACCTTTAAGGGCAGGCCAAATTTATCTCCAGTACCTACAGAGGTATTGGTGCCAACGGCACCAGACGTAGCAATAGAGAGGATTTGACTGAAGGCCACGTTTCCTTGAACCGTGTTAGCGTTCGGGCCTGCAATAACCTCAGTGTCTAGCTGGCCGTAAGCATCGTAGCCCGTCACTGTAAAGTTAACAGCAGAAATGTTGCCTGCCGAGGTAAGAGTCAAGTTACGAGGAACGTCAAGCTGCAGTACAGTTTGGCCATCAGCGCGCACCACAGTGGTGACGCCGGCGCCAGCTGTAAGAACAAGGTTAGCAGCTCCTGCCGTGGTTTGTAGAGCCGCTACCAAGGCGGTTCCAAGCGTGGCAGGGGTAATGGTGTAGGGAATAATTCCAAACATTGGGCCAATCCCGAGGCCAGAGATATTTCGGCCTGAGTCAACCACCAAGGTAGGCGCGCCACCTTGGTAAAGCGGATCTGAAAAGTGAGTCATCTAGGTGCTCCTGTGAATATGGTGAGAGCCTGGACCCGTGAGGGTCCAGGCAATGTTGTCTTTAAACTCCTGGGGTGCCGAAGATGGCATGAGGATCTACAGGCATCGCCACAAAACGGTGGTAAAGGCTGTAGCGCATCGACTTGGTCTCAAAGTCGCCCAACATCTCGCGTTCCGCTTTGTTGATACGCTTGACCCACAGAAGACCGTTTTTATCCACACCACGGCCCTTGGTCGTGACAAAGAAGGCTGTCGGCGACGTCATCCGGGTCACGATCTGCGGACGCAGCTGCGTGAGGCCCATGTCTTTCAAGGGGTTGATGTCGTTGTTGGCGGTACCAGCACGCTGCGTCGAGTTCAGCAACACGATGGCCGTGTTCATCTGATCTGGGGACACCAGCAAGTCTTTTGGCTGGATGCGGATTGGCTTACCATTAAAGTCCTTAGCCTTGCGGATCTGGATCAACAGCTGTTCCAGCGAGGTCTGCGACAAAGCAGCTGGCGTGGACAGAATGTTGGAGTAAGTGAAGCCGAACAAGCCTTTGTGACCGCTGTTTGCCAACGAGACACCGTCACCGATTGGGTAGGCGCCATTGAAGGCTCGGTTCAACCAGTTAGCGGCTTCAATCTCTTCTGCTTCACGCATGGAGACTGCCAGCTCTTCAACGTAGCGAGAACCAATGTTGATGGCGTCGCCGTCGTCAGCTAGCTTGCGAGGGATCGAGAAGGCAAGCACAAACTCTTTGTAAGCTTGGGCCGCTACAAAGACCTCGCCAGAGGACGTGTAGCTCATTTCAGTGCCTGACTCGTACTCTTTCGCTGGCTCAAAGCCCCCGATCACCGGCACTACGTGCTGGTTACGTGGAAGACCCTTGACTACGTTCATGTACTTGTCGTACTCAATTTCAAAACGGTCATACTCACCATCATGAACTTCGTACAGAATTGGTCCGACCTCAGTCTTAAACTGGGCTGAACTGAGAGAGGTAGATACACCCATGGAATTTCTCCTATGTTAAAACTGGGTTAGACGATTGTTACTTTCGAGGCGTTAACCTGCGAACGGTTGATTTGAACTTGAACAACAGTGAAGGCGTCGCCCCAAGCATTGTCAAGACCTTTTCCAAGATTGATGATGCGGAGCTGGCCGGCGTTACCTGTGGTGGCCAAGGTCGTGCTAATTCTCGCTTGCGAGTAGCCCGTGGTCGTGTCCACTGAGTTGGGGTTGTTCAGGTCGGCTTGCTGACCAATGGCGGTTTGTGCCAAGGAACCAGAGGCCTGGATCTCGTACACAATGCCTGGGTCATCATACGCGAGCACCTGCATGGTGCCTGCCACGTAAGACGTAGAAGCTGGCCAGAAGCCTGTGTCTTGGATGGCGCTACCTGTGCGGAGATACTGGCAACCGGCAAAGACTCCATAAAAGTCTTGGGCGGCCGTTGCGATCTGCAAGGTACCTGAGGCTGGGACGAGGGTGATCGGGCTACCAAAACCAATCGCGGCTGCGTAGGCTGAGGCAATAAACCCTTTGGTCGCTTGGGGGCGTGCACCGCCGCCAAACTGGTGACCTACTGGACGAAGTCCAAAAGGAAGGTTGGTTGAGGACATTGACTTTTTCTCCTATATGATCAAGTGCCTGGTGTTGTTACCACAGGCACTTGATGAAGGAAAGTCACATCAAACGCCTGTGAAATCTGCTTTTTTGCGTTCTTTGCCCAACTGCCCAAAGGCCGAGTTGTGCATGTCGGACGCATTTAGGTCTCCGTATTCTGTTGAACCTAGATTGCCTTCGACTCGGTCCCTGATATTTCCTTCTAGCTGATTTGGCAGCGTATGGTGGAAGTGCTCTAGGTACAAGTCTCTAACAGCTCGTTCAATCCTGACCGCGACAAGCTCATTAAAGCAGAGGTATTCACCCACTTGGGCGGTACGACTGTTTAAGGCATGTGGCTCAAAGCCAGGTACCTCACCCCACTTGACCGGCACCCATCCTGCCACCAATCGGGTGCGGAGGTTGTCGGTCTTGTTTACCGTTTCATCAAACGGCACCCAGGCATACGCCCAGACAGGGTCTTGTTGTTCAGAAGGGAGTTGAGGAAGCACGTTGTCTAGGCGGTTGTCCAGATAGGCTTGGAACTTACGCTTAGCGTCTTCAGTTGCTTTCCTCTGAGACTTGGCCTGAACATCTTTTGCAGCATTCGCCTTCATGGCGGCGGCAATTGACTCTTGGGCACTTTGTTCGTTGCGGCGAATCAGCTCCTCATCTTGCTCAGACAGATGGTGCGGACTCAGCTGCTCAAGCGAGGGGAACGACGGAGGCGGGGTCAACGTCTTAGGGTCTACGCCCTTACGCTTAATCCGCACCTCTGGTTCAGCCTTAGTCTTGGCATCGACTTCAGTTTTATCATGTTCGTCAGTCATTGTAAAATCCTTTTTTCAAGTAATTTATTAGGAGTTATTGTTTTTGTTGCGCTCAGCCCAGTAGGTACTGATGGCTCTCTTGCGCCGGTCTCCCTCAAGGCCGGCTTCGTCCAGCTTGGCTTGGAAAGACTTTGGCAGCTTGGACTCAGAGTCCTTGGCTGTTTTCCGCTGGTCTCCCTTTGGAGGAGGGCTGGAGGTGCCTGACTTGAGTGCTGGCTTCTTGCCTTGAAACAGGTGGGGCCAGGTACCACGGCAGGCACGAGACAGCGCCTTCCAATACTCAGGTGTATCTGGGTTGTACCCCTGCGCCATGATGTCAGCGTCGATGGCAGACACGGCGACCGTCAAGTTGCGGCCTCCCTTCTTCATCCAGTGCTCGTTTTGAGAGAGCCACTGACGTCCATACGTCTCAGCCCGTACAGAGAGGCCAGGCTTTGCTTCCGTGGACCTCTGTGCTTCAAGCAGCATGCTCTCCTTGATGCGGCGCATCTGCTGCGTGTGGTTGGAGGCTTGTTGCAGCGCCAACGAGGCCTTGTTATAGGCGATGGCGTCTTCCTCTTGCTCAGCCTTGGCCATGGCTTGCTTGGCAAGCTCGATGCCACGTAGGCCCTTGTTGAGCTCGGTGTCGACCTCGTCATACTCATAACGCAACGCCTTATTCTTGAGGCCGTCGAGCTCTTGCAAGGAGCGGTTCAGCTTGGCCTGCATCTCCTGCAGCTTGATCTGGCTCTCTTGCTCCTTGCGGCGCCGACGTGCCTTGGCTTGTTGACGCTTGAGGCGGTTTTCTTCCCGGCGCTTTTGCTCTGGGGTCTTTTCTGCCTCACCTTCGTCGTCCTCGCCTTCAGCGTCCTTGGTGCCCTTGTCCTCAGCACCGTCTTCATCGGCTAAGTCCTCGTCATCCTCGTCCTCATCGGAGCTGTCATCGTCTCCACCCTCATCTAGAAGGTCATCTTCGTCGTCCTCAATGTCGGCAGCGCTAAAATTTTCTTCGTCTGAATTGATCATGTTGGCTCTCTTTACTGGTTAAGCATATTTTTTTGTAGGCAGGAAGGTCTTGATCTCTCTTGGGTCCACGGTGATCTTGGAGAGCACCTCGTGGATGCGGATGGTGACCAAGATGATGTCAGCGTCATCCTTAACGTGTTTTGTCACGTGTTGGAAGCGGTACTCATCGGGGCAAGGGACCTCAATGCGGTCTCCACCGTACACTGGGATCCGCACGTAGTCTCCTTCACTCAGGTCCCACTCAGCTGCGGTTTCCACCGCCTGTTTTCCCAAGGCTAAGATCTTGCCGACACACTGGTTCCAGCGCTCGGTGTCACGGTCACCCGTTCCAAGGATTAAGGAGGAGCCAGCATAGGCCGTCAATGGAGGTTTGCGAAGCTGCACGACGACCCGGTCTTCCATGGGAAGCAAGGGCGATGCGATGGGAGGAAAGTAACGGAGAAGGTCATCTGAGGCAAGAGGCTCAGGAGTCGGAGTAGGGGTTGTGGGACCGTCGTCCCGCAGGTCTGTCAGGTTCTGTTGTTCCATATTCTAGGTCCTTTAGCACTGAGGCTAAGATGAGGTTGGCTTCACGAAGACCTGCAATCAAGCCCACCTTCTGCCAATAATCCTTGGCTAGTGAGTCTGGATTTACCTGTCCTCGGCCCAGGCAGCTCTCATGCTCAGAGATCACCTGGTCAATCCTATCTTTAAGCAGTTCTTCAACTTTTGTAAATGCCTGATTCATTAGAAAGTGTGCCCGTTTTAAAATTCAGTGGTGAAGGTGATCTTGCCGTGAAATAAGTCGGTCAAGAGCTCTTTTAAGCGATGGTGCTCGCTATGTCCCAGGACTTCTGGAGGCTTAAGGTCAGCCACGTGGAAGCCGTCCAAGTAGATTTTGTCATCCTTCACATCAAGCTTTGGGCCAGTTATATGTAAGGGCATCACTGATCTCCTTGTGACTGCTGAAGCAAGAGGGCCAACGGGCCTGCCTGCAAGAACGGGACTCCAATCCGACGTAAATAATCAACCTGCTCCTTGATGGGCAAAGCACCTGAAAAGTGGTCTTGAGCACCTTTGCCAGGCTTTTCCATGTACCCTTCAGTCTCTATTCCCCGAGACATCAGCTCATTTTCAGTGTGCTTCAGTGGTACGCCATAGTTGCGAGACAGCCGTTGAAACTCCTTGGGCAAACGGCTCTTGTACATCAGCTCAGGAGCCGACGGGTTGGCGTCGAAGGCATTGTTGTACACCAGGTGGTCTGGGGTGGATGGGTCTGCGATGGCCTCTGCCAAGGTGCGGTTCATCTCAAGCCTGGGGTACTCGGAAAGGAAGGGGGCTTGCGAAAGAAATGAGTGCCCTGGATAGTGAGCTGCAAGCCATTCCTCGGCGTTCACCGGCGTTTCTATTCCATCCTGGTAAGATATTTTACCTTCAGTATTTTTCTTGGCTGTTTGGGCCGTTTGGTTGATAAACGGCTCCAGGTCCGACTGCACCTCAGACAGGACGTAGTCGCTGTCTCCCAAGATGGGAGCTCGGTTGACGCGTGAGTGAGACAGGGTGTCGTCGGTGAAGTGTGTACCTGAAACACTAGGATAACTGTGCGTATGGCCTTGCTCTGGGGTGCTTCCCTTAACGTATCGCTGCCGAGTGTCCTTGGTCAAGAACTCAGGCAAGGC